CTAAGTATTCATTCTCTAAGCCCCATCTAGATGCAAATCTATGGTAGTTAGTCTGAGATGGTTCAGGATAAGTTATGTACTCAGGTATAATAAATCTAGGTACAGTTTTATTTAGGTCTCCATGCCTAAGAGTGCTAAGTCTTTCAGCTATCTCTGCCGCAGTTAAGTTAATAGGTACAGCACTTGGAACTAAAGAACATCCCAACTTATAACAATTATATTTTACAAGACCATCATCTTTAGTTGCCGTAAAAGTATTACGCCCACTACAGACAGGACAATCTAATCGTACTGACCCACCTTCAGACAAGTCTAGGTCTATTACAAAGTTCCTAATGTTTATTCCCATTTTTAAATCTCCTTTCTAGTGCGCTACTCGCACCACTATATGTATTAACAAGATAAGGTTGAACACTTGCTACGGATTGATGTCCTGATACTTGCATTATACTTACTAAGTCAACCCCTGCTTCAACCATCTCCGTTATAGCTGTACGTCTGAGGTCTCTTACTTGTAGTTCTTTAGGTAGATTAGCTTCGTCCTTTACCTCATTGATAAGCTTAGATATTTCATTAAGTGTGTAGTGTGAGTAACTATTATTCTTAGGTGATGTGCGTGGTGCTACATAATCTTGGAAGTCGAAGTCTTCCTTCTGTTGTACAAGCATTTTAAGTAGGCTCTCACTAATAGGTAGGTGTACTTCTGCACCTCTCTTACTTTGTTCTAAGTTCATTCGCTTGTTGGCAAAGTCAATAGACTTCCACGTTAGATTACGCATATCACCTACACGTTGAGCTAACTCATATGCCATATGAAAGATTAACCCTATGCTACGCCACTTAAAATCAGAGTAAGCTGTATCTAAGAATAGTTTTACTTGCTCTGGTTGCCACATTACTTTGCGTGGTTTTGTTTTAACTTTCTTAACTAGAGCCATTGGGTTGTGAGGTATAGCTTCGTACTTAATAGAATAGTTTAATACTATACTAACACACGTAGCTATGTAGTTAGCGGCACGTATGCCAGAATTATCTAACCAATCATCATACGCTATAGTCATATGCTTGTAGCGTACATCTTTTAGTTTGTTATTACCAAGCATTAGATTGCCTGATATTTTAGTTGCACAAGCTCTCGTTAAATTGTTAGCGTAATCCTTCTGACTTTTGTATGAGAGAGAACAGAAAGAAGGGCTACCTCTGTATGTATTGCAGGCCTGTGCAAATGTAGATGAAGAAGTAATAATAGAACTCATTAGAAAAAGTCCCACGATAAAAATATAACTACTAGTGTTGCTATTAAGATGTAGCCTACGTAACGTGCAATATTTTTAATTAACGTAATCATATATCAAACTCCTTTAGTTCTGAGTAAGATAAGTTGTGGCAGTCAGCCCTTACCTTAAAGTTATTATCAGGATCTACGTCACCCTTCTTCATGAAGGTAGACAGCTCATAGTATTTCTGCTTAGGCATAGCTCCCATGTACCATGCCGTAGAGAAGTTCTTATGAACACGTACGAAGGCATAGTAGTCACACATTTGTTTGGTATTAAAGTTAGCTACACTGGCGGCATAATAAGGCAGTGGCTTAACAGTAGTCTGTTTTGTTTTGACATCTATCTTATTACCTTTGTCAGATATTAAATCATAGTCATATGTATTAGCCCACTCACCACCCACTATAGATAGTACAACCTGTTCACCTAAGAATCCTGCCACACTACCTGCACTCCTGAGTATAGAGTTGTTAAGCAGGCCCATCTCTTGAGCCTTCTTACGTGCTGCATTCATCATGTCATCTGTTATCTCTACTTCTATCATTACTTCACCACTTTCAAATAAGGTTTATCTTTAGACATCTGTTCGTCTGCTGCATCAATAGCACCCATAATAGATTTGTATACTGTTTCTAGTAACTCCTTATGTAACTCATTGTATGTATCTTCTAGGTAATCTTCAGGTTTGTTAGATGTTACATGAAAGTTAAACTCATCAGAATAATTAAAGTTTAAATTCTCTGCAACCTTATTGGCAAATTCCTCTGTTCTAAATGCCATAAATATAAAGTCATCTGTGTCTGCTCTATACGGATTGTTTGCTCCGTTAATTACTATGTAATAGTTTCTCATTTTATCTCCTCTATTGTTATGTTGTTACTCAGTACTCCTGTCTGTCTATAGACGAGAGCATAATGGCTTGCCCACATAGCCATGTGTCTGTATATCTCATACGGATCACCTGAATCTACCAGTACATTAGGTTCTTGCATTGTTATGTTGTACTTAGGCATTGTATGTTCCTTTTATATAAACCAATCTGGTATTTTTCTATTCCTATTCCACCTAGCAAAGCTACCTTTGTCTCGCACGTAGAACGCACGATACGCATTGATAGGGTAGTCCTCGTCTGTCTTGAGATCATCGTGACCACTAAAGCATTGAGGGTGTGGTGTCAACTCACCTTCAGGTATGTATTTAAACCCATCTTGAATCTTATGTAGATGTTTACCTGCACCATGATACTTACCATAACGATGCGTATACTCTATTAACATTGCTTCATATAACTTAAACGCAAAAGCATAATTAGTACGTGTCTCCATTGCCCATAGTGTACAGGGATGCTTCTGATGTACTGGTTTGTACAACTCATTCTCTTCTGCATACTCTGGTGCATGATGCCACAGGCTAGTGCATAGCATCTGTGCTTCCTCTAGTGGCATCTTCACTACGTGTTGGTCACATAGTGACTGTGCTATAGCGTCAGGTTCGTGGTCTACTATAAATCTATTCATAGTCATTCTCCTATATTTAGTTGTACTTCTCCATCAATCGTATCATCTACAATTAGTATGTCTACACGTTCACCTGTCTCTTGATTATAAATACATACAAGATCATCTAGATCATGTGCTTCTTGTAGTTGTTCTATTAATTCTTTAACTATCATTACTATGCCTCCTCTGCATTGATTGTCTCGTGCATTGCATGACCAAACTCCCAGTCTCTACGAAAGTCTTTGTCATTTCCACTAGCATTCCATTCACTTTCTGCAAATTCCTCTGCTATCTCAGATGCTTGTAGTGCATCATCAGCTTCAACCTCATAGTCTCTATCGTAGTATAAGGTTGCCTCTACTTTCACATAATATTTAGTCATCTTGATACTCCTCTTTTAACAATGCGTTAGCCTGTATATTGTAAGCTTTCTTCTCCTCTATTAGTTGTTGCAATACACTAATAGCTGTATGAATATGCCCTGTACCACTATCTTGTATCTTCTTAGATAGTGTAGCGATTATATTATTTATAGATGTTATGTCTTGTAAACATATACGTTCAATCTCTTCTCGTAAATTGTTAGTCATCTTTATTCTCCTCTCTCTCTCTCTGTTAATTCATTAGTCCATTGAGTAGTAAGCCTACGAAGTTCTTGCTCTAGGTTATGATACTCTTCATGCACTAGATTTTTTACCTTAGAGGACGCACCCCTATCACATAAGATTTTAGATAGTCGGGAAATTTCATCCCGACATATCGCTATCTGTCTTACTGTATCATCGATACTCATGCGGCTAACTGTAAGAACGCAGGGTTGCTTACCCACTTACTCACCTCTTGCTCTCTAGCTAACATACTCACAGCCCTCGTGTCGTTGCCTGTGTTACGTAACTCAAAGCCGTTACGCTCATCAGCATACGATGAGTAGTTAGTGAACGCACTGTACAAAGCAAACAGATTGTTACCTCGTGTATGTCTCTCATCTAAGAATAGATCATGTAACTTACGAGACTTACGTTCCGACTTGACTATCTCTTGTATCAACTCATCAACTCTAACGTGAGCTAAGTTAGTATCAGCCCATGTCTGTAGTCGCTTACCTTGTAGGTCGAAGTTAGTCTTAGCTACTCGTAGCTCACGTATGAAGTTATCAACGGTGAAGCCTGATGTGTTCTTCTTACGCACCATGTCCCAGTCACCAGTGATCTGACCATTAGTACAGAACGTATCTATACCACCGAACCATGTAGCTGGTGAGGCTGACCCATCGATAGCGTGTACTGCTATCATACGGAAGGCTATCTCAGTCTCGTGCTTCTTAGTCTTGACTGTAGTCTTCACGTTAGGGAAGGCAACATCAAGCATAGACCAACCCTTGTTACGGGCTGAGTTAAACGAGTATGAGTAATCACGAAGGTCTTCCTGTGATAGGTCTTCAACTATGGTATCCCATACTCTGTTGTAGAACTCAGCGTGATTCCTAGCTGTAGCTCCCTTACCTATGATAGCGATAGCCTTATCAGTATCAGAGTTGATGACGTACTTCTTATCTCTGACTCGTGTGTCATTGAAGTGTACGTCAAAGTCGAGGTAGTCAGGCACGATAAGCTCGTGTGTAGGTGTGTCTATGTTAAAATCAAATGGCATTGTATAGTACTCCTTTATTGTTGTTAAGTTAATAGTTTATCCTGCGAAGTGAAACAATTTACGTGTACCAATTCGGTTACGTCTATGCTCAAAGTATACGGTACGCTTACCGAAGTGGTAGGCAGTCATACATTTACCTTGCTCACGTTTGAACCACCCTCTGCTCTTAATCTTACGCT